AGCGGCGTGCTCGCGTTGGCTATACCGGCAATAACGAGTTCTGGAACTCTACGGCCTACACCATGCGCACCCGCTCTGGCGCTATGGTAGGGAAAGAGAACGCCATGACGGTGGCCACCGTGTACGCTTGCGTCCGTGCTATCTCGCAGACGCTGGGCTACATGAATCTGAACGTGCTCGAGCGTATCGACACCGGCCGCCGGTTGGCGTACAATCACCCGGCCCACCAGCTGTGCGCGGTACGGCCAAACGACTACCAGACGCCGTACGAGTTCTGGGAGAGCATCACCGCGATGGCCATGGTGTACGGCCGCGCCTTCGCGCACATCAAGCGCAACACCTTCGACGGACGGCCGACCGACCTCCACATCCTGCACACGAACGACTGCACGCTGATGAACATGAACGGCATGCTGTTCGTGCGTCACGCGGAGCTGGGAGACCTTCGCTACGAGGACGTGCTGGCTGTCAGCTGCCTCAACGGGAAGTCACCCATCGAGCTGCACCAGGAGAACATCGGCATCGCCAAGGCGGCCGAGAACTACGGCGCCGACTTCTTTGGTTCCGACGGCTCCATGCTCGGCATCCTGTCGACCGACAACCCCATCAAGAACGAACAGATGGATGCGGTGCGGCGGTCGTGGCAAACTGGCGGCATCGGCGTCAAGGTGCTGCCGTTTGGATTTAAGTACCAGCAAATCTCACTGCCTCCCGAGCAGGCGCAATTTCTACAGACCCGGCGCTACAGCGACGAGACCATCTGCACGATCATGGGCGTCCCGCCGTATATCGTAGGAGTTGCCACGCAGACGACCTTCAGCAATACCGAAGAGCAAGGCCGCAACTTCGCACGGCACACCGTCGTGCCATGGGCCACGCGCATCGAGCAGGAGGTCAACCTCAAGCTCATCCCCGAGTTTGAGCGGGAGGACTACTTTGCCAAGTTCAACATGCAGGACCTGCTGCGTGGGGACACGAAAGCGCGCAGCGACTACTACCACCAAATGCTCACCGACGGGGTGTTCACCATCAACGAGGTGCGCACGATGGAGGACTACAACACCATCGGTGCCAAGGGCGACATCCACCTGGTGCAGGTCAACCAGCTCGACTTGAGCAGCATGTCGGACTACAGCACGAAAATCAGCAGCGATGCCGTATAAGAAAAAAACGGAGAAAGCCCCAGCAGCTGCTGTAACTGCGGAAGCACCGAACTGCTCCTGCGGCAATCCTCTGTACCAGCACTGCAACGTGGGCGAAATTTTTACGTCCAACGGCTCGGACAAGAACACGTACCACAGCTACGGCAGGGCGTACGACTTCATCTTCGCCGAGCAGATAATGCGCAAGAATAGGGCTCTGAAGGTTTTGGAAATTGGCATCTTCCAAGGCGCCAGCATCCATTCCCTCGCCGGGCTTCCATACATCAATCGAGTGGTCGGCATTGACAACAACGCCGCAAACATGGAGCTGCGTTTTGCCCTAAATCAGGACAACGTCAGAATCTATAAGGGCGCGGAGTACAACGCTTACACGGAGGACGCCATCGCTTTGATTCTTAAGAATGAAGGGCAGTTTGATGTCATCATCGACGACGGCCCGCACACCTGGGAGTCGCAGGTTTGGTTCCTTAAAAATTACGGCGCCCTGCTGACCGACGGCGGTGTCCTCGTGTGTGAGGACATCTACGAGCGGCACGCCGACCGCCTTGCCATAATGAAGCGCGAGCTGGACCTGTACGTGTTGGACTTGCGTCTGAACACCAACGTGCACGGCAACGAAATCATGGCTCTCAAGTACAACGACAAAAGCTGAAGAGATGCAAGAGAACAATAACGACCGCGAGCAAGAGCTGCGGAACATCTACGGCCCGAACGTCGAGGTGCGTACTATGGAGGTGCGGGCTTCAGAGGATATGATCATCAGCGGCTACGCCTCCGTCTTCGGGGACAGCTACGACCTGGGCTACTTCCAGGAGCGTGTAGCTCCCGGCGCCTTCGACGGGCGCACCGAGGACGACGTCCGGCTGCTCATCAACCACGCCGGCGTCCCGCTGGCGCGGACCACGAACGGCACCCTCGAGCTGACCATCGACGCGCGCGGCCTGCACTACCGTGCTATGCTTGCCGACACCAGCGAAGGGCGCGACCTGTACAAGCTCATCAAGCGCGGCGACATCACGCAGTCGAGCTTCGCCTTCACTATCGATGAGGACGAGTGGAGCAAAGACCGCAGCATGCGGACCATCACCCGCGTAGGCCAGCTGTACGACGTCAGCCCGGTGACGTACCCGGCCTCACCCACCACCACCGTCGCCGCACGCATGGCGGCACGCGGCGTCAACTCCCTGCCGACGGAAGTCGAGGAGCGCGACGAGAAGACCGAAGACCTGCTCGACGACATCATCGAATCGCTCGACGACATCAAGGCGATGATTGACGACTACACCGAGGAGGTCTCCGAAGACATGCCTAACGACATGCCCAACGACATGCCGGACGACAGCCCGGATGACGACCTCGAGGAAAACCAAAGCCGACATATCAATATCTCGGCAAATACTACCTTTGACCTGAAACCCTTTACCCTTCCATACATGAACCTCAACGACATGAAGGCGCTGCGCGCCTCCAAGCTGAACCAGCTGAAGAGCTTGACCGAATCGGCCGAGCTGATGCAGCGGTCATTCAACGAAACCGAAGAGACGGCCGTAGACAACCTGCACACCGAAATCGAGGCTCTCGACGCGAAAATTGAGCGCGCCGAGAAGACCGAGGCGCAGGTATTGCGTGCTGCCTTCTCTGCTGCAACCCCGCAGCCGGAGGTGCTCGAGCAGGAGAAAATCCAGCAGCGCTACTCCATCAGCAAGCTCGTCCGCGAATCGATGACCGGCCGCTTGACCGGCCTCGAGGCGGAGATGAGCCAGCAGGCAGCGTCCGACCTGAAGAACGCAGGCGTAGGCGTCCGCGGCTTGGCCCAGATCCCGGGCTTCATCCTCCGGAACACGTCGACCATCGGCGGCACGAACGTCCCCGGACAGTCCAACACGAACGTCCTCGAGGCGCTCGTCCCCACCCCTATCCTCGAGCAGGCAGGCGCCAACGTCCTGCGCGGCCTCGCTGGAAACATCAACCTGCCATCCCTCAACGACGGCACGGACATCATCAACGAAACGGCTTCGGCAACGGGTGCAGCAGCTATCGCAGCGCGCCAGCTCTCTCCGCAGCGTGTGGCTTCGCGTATCGACATCACCAACGAGTTGCTCGCAGCTATGAACCAAAGCATCGACGCTACGGTTCAGCGCCAATTCGCACGGGCATCTGCTGCGCAGGTGGACGAGATGTTCCTGACCAAGGTCATCGCCGCTGCTGCTTCTACGTTCGTGAAGCGTAACGAAACGGCAGCCGCTAACGTCGCGGGCTTGACCTCGCAGGTGGCATCGGGCCTCATCGGAGCCCTCGGCAACGCCAACGCCTTGACGAACAGCACGGCGTTCATCACGTCGCACGGCTTGCTCGCTACGGCACGCTACACCCCGACGGTTTCCGGTGGCGCTATCCCCATCATGCAGGACAACGCCATCTTTGGCTACCAGGCATACGGCACGTCGCTCGCAGCTGCTGGCCTCATCACGGACGCGTCGTACGACATCTACTCCGAGGTGTACGCCAACACCACGGCATCGACGACTATCAGCAACGAAGCCGACCTCGTTCCGATTGTTATCGCGAACATGGAGAACTGCTACGTGGCATACTGGGGCGGCGGAGCAGCCGACCTCGTTATCGACCCGTACACCTTGGCTGCGACGGGCATCACCCGCCTCATCCTCAACATGTACGCCGACGCCGACTTCGCACACACGGGCGACGTCCGGTTCACGGTGGGCGCGTAATCCTTGCAGAGCTGACACCATAGAGAAGGCCCGGGGCACTCCCCCGGGCTTTCTTACTTTTGACCTATGACTATGCGACACAGCCGCGCGGCGGAACCTACCGACACCAACTTCATCAGCCTCACCAACCTCAAGAACTATCTTCGGGTGGACGGCAACGATGACGACACGACGCTCGGCTTCCTGCTCACCTCAGCGCGCCAGGCGTGCGAGGAATACACGGGCCGCCTGTTCGGTTCGGGCACGGTGACGTTCTACATGGACTCCTTTGAGGACAACCAGTTCCCGGCCGGACCGGTCACGGCCATCTCGTCGGTGCAGTTCTACGACGTGGACAACGTCCTGCAGACACTGTCGACCGCACGCTGGTATGCCGACCTCGTGGGATCGCCCCAGCGCATCGCCTTCGACGCGCCTCCGGCCGTATTCCTTGAGCGCTACAACCAAGTCATCATCAACACGACGGCAGGGCACAGCACCGTGCCCGGCCCTATCCTGCAGGCTATGCGCCTGCTGTGCGGTCACTACTACGAGAACCGGCAACAGGTCATCACTGGCACCATCGCGACCGAGTTACCCATGGGCGTGCAGGCACTGCTGTCCACCTACCGCGTCTACGCATGAGAATCGGCAAGATGGACCGGCGCATCGTCATCGAGCAGCCGACGGTGACCAAAGACGACTGGAACTACGACGTGGTCACGTGGACGACGCTGGCGACCGTATGGGCCGAGAAGCTCGATCGTGGCTCTGGCGAGGTGGTGGAGGTGGACCGCCAGACGGCCCTCACCCGTACGCAGTGGACCATGCGCTACCGTTCGACGGTGAACTCCACCATGCGCATCCTGTACAACAGCCAGTACTACTATATCGTAGGCGTGGAGGAGATTGGGCGCCGCGAAGGTCTGCGCGTCTTTACCGAGCTTCGGAACTGATGGCGGGCTTCAACGTGCGCGTGGATGCGGCCAGCATCAAAGCCATCGAGCAGGCGCTCAAGGAGCTGCCGCTGGAGCTGAAGAGCGGCGCCGTAGCTACGGCCCAAGTGAATGCGGCCTCCGTCATGCGCAACGAGGCCAAACGCCTCGGCAAGCAGCTCGGCGGCTCCGGCTCGTGGTCGAAGTCGCAGCACGTCGTGCGCGGTAACGTCAAGCGCTACTCACCCTATGTGGTGCTGAAGACGGCCAACAAGCGTTTCAGCGTGAGGCCCGTCAGCACGTTCATGGATTCTGCATCGCCTACCACCTTCGCGCCAGTTAAGTACAACCACCTCATCCAAAAGGGAAGCAAGCCCGAAGTCCGCACGGGCGGTATTGGCAAGGCGAGACGTGGCGGAATCATAGGCACGCGGAGCACAGGAAAAGGCGGCTTTATGGTGCGGAATGCAGAAACGGGATACATCCACCGCATCAAGCAGATTAAGCACCCAGGCTTTGCCGGTCACAACATCTATCAAGAGGTGCTGGACAACAAGGGCGACATGGCGGTGGAGCGTTTCAACCGGGACGCCATCAAAATCATAGACCGCTACAAGCGCAAAAAAGGCTTCGCATGATTAACCTCGTCATCGACATCCTCAAGGCAGACGCCAACGTCACGGCCATCACCACCGCCGACCGCATCTACCCGCTGTCTCGGCTCGAAGGTGGGACTATCCCGGCCATCGTGGTGCAGCAAATCAGCACCGATCCTGCCGACACGCACGACAGCACCAGCACGATGGACACCAACACCGTGCAGGTGACTATCATCGAAGACAAGCCCAAAGACGCCAACGCCTTGGCGGTGCTGGTACGTGCCGCGCTGGACGGCTACGGCGGCAACACCATCGCAGAAATCCGGCTGACCAACCAGGCTACCGACGTCTTCGAGGCCATCGACCTCTTTACCCTGACGCAGACGTATGACGTGCGCGTCGTCCGCGACAACGTCACCGTCCCGTCCGCCCTTGCCGACCTCGGCGAGCTGTACCTCGACGACATCTACGACGTAGACGCCACCAGCCCGGCGCGCTACAGCCGCCTGGAATACAACGCCAGCACGTCGGTATGGGAGAGCACCCTCGACCTGAACATCTATGGGGCGATATACACCAACCCGCGCCTCATCACCCTGACCAACGGCACCACCTTCACAGTGGCCAGCGACGACCACCTCATCTTTTGCAACTACGCGAGCGGCTCCGGCTCAGCTTCGTCCACCCTGCGCCTACCGGAAGTAGCTAACAGCGACGGGCGTGAGGTGCGTATCAAGACCGGCAGCCACCTGTCGAACCAGCGGACACTGACCCTACGACCAGCAGCTGCAGACACTACGGTGACTATTGACGGTGACGCATCGGCATCGATGGACCGCCACTACGACGGCATCACCGTCCACTGCATCGACGGACAGTGGTACATCACCCAACGCAAGAGCAAATGAAAATTGCCGTACACTTTCCGGTCTACAAGCGCCCCCGTATCCGCAACATCGCCATGGACGCACTCGACCGCGTACGCGGCCAGTTCCTGGAGCATGGCATCGAGATGGAAGTATGCGTCATCGGCGACGACGCCGGTCTTGCGGCGGTATGCAAGAAGCGCAACTACATCCACTACGAGGTAGGCAACCACCCCGTCGGGCGCAAGTTCGAGATGGGCTTGCGTTACATGCTCCGGCATATGCAATTCGACTACCTGATGGAGTACTGCTCCGACAACATCCTGCGCAACGACTGGGCAGAGAAGATGGCCAAGGAGCTGAAGGCCGGGCGAGCGTGGGTGGCACACGCCGCCTTCTACATCGTGGACAGTAAGACCGGGCAGACGCACCTCTTCAGCGGGCGCGGCCAGTCCAATGTCGGGCGCTGCACCTCGAGGAAGCTGGTGGAAGCCTGCCAAAAGCACCGAGGCCACTGCTACGAGTACGAGCTGATGAGCGGCCTCGATGCCTGCTTCCGCACCAACATCAGCCGCTGCACCGACCAGCTCACCTTCCTGCTCAAGAGCGAGACGCCGATGATTGTGGACATCAAGAGCGAAGTGAACATCAACAGCTTCCGCGGCTTCGCCAACAAGCCCGACCGCTTCCCCCCCACGGAGGTAGTCGGCGACTTTCCCGAACTTTCCCAACTGAAACCCTTTAACTTTTAAGACATGGCAACCACCGGAAAAATCCGCTCCAACGCGATCGGTATCTTCATCTCCAACGAAAGCGCCGACAGCGGCACCTTCAGCGGCAACACGTACGGCAACAACACCTCCGAGAACGACACCTGGGAGATTGTGGCCTGCGCTACCTCCGGCACCTTCAGCGGTTCTATGGAGGTCATCGACGCCACGACCAAAGACAACGACGGCGAGCGCGAAATCCTGACATCTTCGCTGTCGTGGACCATGAGCGCCGACGGCCTCGTGGAGTACGGCTTGAGCAGTTCCGTCCGCAGCGGGGCCGACCTCTTTACCCTGTGGAAAGCCAAGACCAAGGTGAAGGTCGCATGGACCACCGGCCTTGACGGCGACCTCATGTACTGGGGCAAGGCGTACATCACCAGCTACGAAGAAACGGCTGGGTTGAACGAAGTAGCCTCTTTCTCTGTTAACTTTGAAGGCGACGGCACGATTTACAAGGCCATCCTCGACACTTCAAAGGCTGTATTTAACCTCAACACATAATGGCTAACAAGCTCCAAGGCAAGTTCTCGCTGCAACTGACGGACGACCTGACAGTGGACGTCTGTCTCAACCTCTACGCACTTAACCTCTTCCTCGAAGAGGAAGGCGCACAGCTGGACCAGTTGCAAGAACTCTTGGAGCAGAAAGCCCTGGCAAACCTCCCGAAGCTGGTATGGGCGGGAGTCAGGACACAGGCCATCCTTACCGACCGAGAGCTGCCGTTGAACTTCCCCAAGTTCGCGGCGCTCTTCGGTTCGGTCAGCTGGGACGACGTGAGCAGGGACGTGCTCACCGCTTTGCAGCTGGACACAAAAAAAAAGTAAGCGGAGAGAGCGGCAAGGGTGAGCCGTTCGACATGAGGTCCTTGTACGTCGCTTGGCTTGAGCGCGGCAAGGACCCTTCTATTTTCTGGAGCAGTACCTTCGGAGAGGTAATGATTATTCTGCGCTCCTATGAATTCAGAGACGAGCTCCAGTGGATGCACACCAGTGCCGTCATGGCAATGCTGGCGAATATCCACCGAGCAAAGAATTCACGCGCATACGAGTGGTCGGACTTCAATCCTTACGCATCGTCTCGCAAGAAGTCAGCCTCGCCCAAGATCACGGCCAAGCACACCCAGCTCTTCGACAAGATGAGCCAAGCACTCAACAGGAAAGATGGCTAAAGACGCGATCCTCAATATCATATTTGGCGCCAACACGAAAGAGCTGGACAAAGCTCTTGACGGCGCCACGAAGCGGCTGCGGGATACGGCGACCCAAATGAACGACCTGGGCAAGTCCTTATCCATCGGACTCACCGCACCAATCGCCGCATTCGGAGCCATCGCCACAAAGAATGCGGTGGACAGCGCGAAGGCGCTGGCGCAGGTGGATGCGGCCGTCAAATCCACAGGCGGCGCAGCGGGCCGTTCGGTTTCGCAGCTGGAGGAAATGGCCGGCGGCCTTCAGCGCATCTCGCTGTTTGACGACGACCAAATCCTCAAGGAGGTCACGGCCAACCTGCTCACCTTCACCAAGGTCACCGGCACCGAGTTCGACAAAGCGCAGCTGGCCATTCTGAACATGTCCACCCGTTTAGGCACCGACCTGACGTCGGCAACTATACAGGTTGGCAAAGCGTTGAACGACCCTATTAAAGGCATCAAAGCATTGGGCCGCGCCGGGGTGCAGTTCACCGCAGAACAGAAAGCGCAAGTGGAGGCGCTGCAAGAATCGGGCGACATCGCTGGCGCGCAGGCCATCATCCTGAAAGAACTGGAAACGCAGTTTGGCGGGGCGGCGGAAGCAGCAGCAAAGACCGATCCCTACACACAGCTGGCCAACGAAATCGGCAATCTATCCGAAGATTTTGGAAAGATTATCAGCGAAGCATTGGTGCCATTGGTGCAGTTCGTGCAACGCGCGGCGGACAGCATCAAAGGTTGGAGCGATGGCACCAAACGTTTTGTAGTAATTGCGGGCGGCCTGCTCGCTGTTTTAGGGCCAACCTTGATTGTGGTCGGCCAATTGGTGGGTGCATACACGACCATACGTGGTGCCATCGCAGCGGCCGCCGCTGCCAAAGCATTGGAAGCAGCAGCAACAAACACGGCCACGGCCGCGCAGAACAGGTTGAACATAGCAGTGCTGAAAAACCCATACGTGGCAGCGGCCGCAGCTGTGGGCGTTTTAATTGCAGCCCTGGTGCTTTACAAAACGAAAGCAGAAGACGCGCGCGAAGAGCACGACGAATTCACAAAAAATTTGGCGCGCGAAGGGGTGGCACGGGTGACACAGTTGGGCGAAAAGATGCTGGAGATGAACGGCACCATTTCCGATGCGGAAGCGGAGCTGGCCAAATTGCGGCGCACATCCAACGCTACCAACAATTCGCTGTCCGGTATGACCAATACCAACACGCAGGCCATAGATGCACAGCAGAAGTTAGTAGATGAACTGAAGGCAGAACGCGCGGAACTGTCGAAGCTGCGCACGGCAGCTATTGCACAAACGAATGATTACAACGCGCGTGTGGCTGTCATTCGAGAATACGAACAGAGCCAAAAAGACGCAACGGAAGCCACAGAGGACAACACCAAAGCCACAACAGCAGACACCGAAGCAGCAAAAAAACGTCGGCTGGAAGCGCTGAAGGAAGCGCACGCGCTGGAACAGGTGACGGAAGAAATGCGCGCGCTGCAGTTGGAGCAATTGAAATCGCCGGTGGCGGCAACGCGTACGCCATTTCAAGGCAGCAACCTGCCGTCGTTGGAATCGATGAACCTGGCGGAAATCGAATTGCCTGATGAACAATTGTACGAAGAACCCATCGCTGGCGCCGAACGATATGTGCAGGCGCACATGCGCGCAAAGACGGCGGCGGAACAGTTCTCTGCCGGCGCAGCGCAGTCCATCGAAAGCGCGGCGGAATCCGTAGCCATCGGCTTTGCAGAAATGACAGCCAGCGCCATGTCAGGTGGTGAAGGCTTTGCCGGCTTTGGTCAGTTCCTGTTGGGCACTATGGCTGATCTGGCAATACAGGTTGGTAAAATCGCCGTCGGGGTAGGTATCAGTGTAGAGGGAATCAAAAAAGCGCTGCAGACCCTAAATCCGGTGCTGGCTGTGGCCGCAGGTATTGCCTTGATTGCGGTAGGTTTCGCAGCAAAAAACGCGTTAAGCAATGCAGCCGGCGGAAACAATGTGCCGGCGTTGGCTACTGGCGGCCTCACCACCGGACCGATGCTGGCCATGATTGGGGACAACGCATCGGGCAAAGAGGCGGTGATTCCGTTTGAACGCATGGGCGAATTCCTCGACATGGCCGGCGCCAACCAACCATCCAACGTGACTGTGACCGGCCGCATTTCAGGCCGCGATATTATGCTGTCCAACGAACGGTCATCGCGTGACCGGAAACGCATCCGATAAATGGCACTACGATTCGAAGCCGAAGCCACATCGCTGGTAGGAATTCAATGGCGTTTACGCATCTATGACAGCGCATACGGCGGCGCTACGGTGCTGCCGTTCAAAGTAGGTGGCGACATTTTTGAGCTGGCCTATGACGGCGCCGACGACGATAGGGTGCAATACATCATACCGTCGCAGCTGACCTTCACGTACATCATTGAAAGCGCGGCGCAGGAAGAACTGATAGACAACCTCAAGACGGCGAAGGAAGGCCGCTACCTGTTGGAGGTGGAATACCTGGACACCACCTATCAGCCCTATTGGCGCGGTGTGCTGTTTGCAGATCAGGTGGAAGTATCCGACGAATACTGGCCACAGCAGGTGGTCCTGACGGCATCAGACGACCTGAAGGCGTTGGATTCCATCCCGTACAAAGTCAGCGACACAGTCCCATATACCGGCCTGTCGTCGCTCGGTTCGCACCTGATTAACTGCATCAACAAAGTCAGGTGGATTTCGCTGAACAGCAGCACGCGCACCACCTTTGAAGATTTCTTCCGCAGCACGCAGCAGGCAACGCCCGTGGTAACGGCGGCCACCGCCATCGCCATCGAGCATCACGGCCTGTACACCATCAGCGACAACGGCAACGCGGAATACCCTTCAACCTATGAGGTGCTGGCAGAAATTCTGTCGCTGATGGGCCTGCGTTTATTTCAGGTGAACGGCGCATTTATGACGCAAAGCATTTTCGCGTGCGAAGCAGACGTCGCCAATGCCAAGCTGACACCTATTACCAGTAGCGCCGTAGGCAGCACCAGCACCGTGGCGCGCACGACGTTCAGCCCGGGTGCGAACTATGTCAAGGAACGTGGCTGGATGCATGGCTACCTGCATCCGCTTTCGGAGGTTAACCGAAAATACAATTTCACCGGCGTCATCTATTATGGTTACATTCAGATATACAATAGCGGCGCGGACCTGCTGACCGGCACCACCGAAACGCTGTCCACCTTCGCGGACAATTCTTTTCAGCAAAATGACATCGCATCGCTGAGGTTTCGGCTGCGCCTGGCATGGGCCGGCAATGGCGCGCTGTCTGGCGATAACCGTTTGGTGCGGCACAAAGTCATCGTGACTTGGAAGATGGGCCAATACTATTTGGCACGTACGGCTATCATTAACAGCAGCAACCTGACGGAATACCCGGTGCCAGGCATTGGGCAACCAACGGCCAGCGTAGTGAACTACAGCTACAACGCACCGTCGTGGTCCACATCGAGCAGCAACCGGGTGGAATTTATGACGCCGCCTTTGAACATGCTGGCAAACGGATCATGGGAAGGTGAATTCGGAATCGAAGGACCACCGTTTGCAGCCGACCTATCAAACAACACCAGCACTGCCGCTTTCGATATGGTCGCGGTGCTCTCTACCGGCAGCACCTCGACGGCATACGACAGCCAGTTCAGTTCCGTCAGCAATACGTGGCAGCGGCAACAGGTGCTATTCGTGCAACTGTTGCCAGGCGACACCACCGCCATCGAAGGACAGGAAGCCACCTACCGGGCAATCAATGATGACGACAACGGCCGCGCGGTTTTGGAGCTGCCGCAAACCCGCATCGGCGACAAACTCGCGGAGAATCAAAACCACCTGCTCAAGGCATTGGATGGCAGCGCGGCCTATGTTCCTACAGAAACATGGTACACGGACGATGACGCCACCGTACGAACCATCCACAGGTTGGGTTGTGTTGAAATGCTGTCCGGTCAAAACCGCACCGTGCCAACTCAGTTCGGCACGCTGCATGAACGGCCAGCTACGACGGTGCCAGGCATCCGCATGCATCACCTGTTCGTCGATGACGCGCAGTACTATGCGCTGTTTGCGTTCACCTACAGCGCCTACATGAACAGCTACGACATATCTATGTGGAAGCTGGATCGTGAGCTGACAAACATTTCCGTGCCCGACATCGAGTATTTCGGCGACCCAACCGGCCCGACATGGGGACCGGGCGGATTGCCGGCCGCACAAATCGAGGCGCTGCAGGTGGCGGACACGGTGACCGATGCAACCGTCGGCGTGATGGACGGCAAACTGGCTTTGGTATTTGACACCGTGCGGCCTAAATCAAGCGGGTTCGCCACCACCTCTATTACCTACGAAGCCGGCCAAACGGATGGCATGGTGGTGGAAATTGAGCAGCAAACGCTGCAGCTCAAATCCGCATCGGGCAACAGCTACTATTCGCTGACGGAAAGCAGCCCTGGCCAAATGCGTTTCGTGCTGCAGGACGACACGAGACCAACGCCAAACAGCGTGAACTGCATGCAAATTGATGCAGCATCGAACAAAGGTTTTATAGGAATTAATCAGGCGGCACCTGCGGAAGCATTAGATGTAATCGGAAACATTGCAGTTTCCGGATTCGTTGATGGAGTTGACATCTCCACGCTGGACACAGTCGCCACCAAGGATGTGCCGGTGTACAACAACACAGCCAGCACAATCACGAAGGGCACCATTGTGCGTGAGAGCGGTGCACAGTCGACTACCGGTGAGCTGCGCATCGCCGCGTTCAATTCGTTGCTTAGCGTTGACGCCCACCGCATCCTGGGCGTCATGACCGAGGACATCGCGCCGAGTGCATCAGGCTACGCCCGCGCAGTAGGACATGTGCGCGGCCTCAACACCAACAGCTTCTCAGTCGGAACTTTGCTGTACGCAAGCGCAACTACAGCGGGCGCATGGACGAGCGCACTCCCGACGGCGTTCAACTCCTACGCGCAGATTATTGGCTGGGTAACAAAGCAGAACGCAACCACCGGCGAGATATATGTGCGAATTGTACCGGCCACAACGCTGGAGAATTTAGCCAACGTAAAAGACCAACCGCCATCCGTCGGGCAGGTGCTCGTCTATGATGGCAGCGTATGGGCTGGCACGACCACAGCGGCAGCTACCAGCATCGGCATCCCAGGTGCAACACCTCCGGCTGGCGGATTCAAATCGGTGTGGTTCCAAGACAGTGCGGGCAACATGACGTACGACGAGGCCTTTACGTACGATACCAGCACCAACACCCTCGAAATTGACGGCACGGCTACTACGGCCGGCGTGCTACGATTAGGCGAGGCCACCAACAACGGCACCAACTACGTCGGCATTCAAGCACCGGCAACGCTGGCCGCCAACACGACCTACACACTCCCATCCGCAGACGGGACCAGCGGACAGCTGCTGTCCACCAACGGCAGCGGCACGCTTTCATGGGCGACAACAAATGGGAACACCTTTCAAACCATTGCAGTCGCTGGTCAAAGCAACGTCGTGGCAGACAGCTCCACCGACACTCTTACCCTCGTTGCAGGAACGGGGGTAACAATTACCACTAACGCGACGACGGACACGGTGACAATCACGAACAGCGTGACGGCGCCGAATACGTTTGGCACCATCGCCGTAGCTGGTCAGTCGAATGTGGTGGCAGATAGCACCACCGACACGCTGACGCTGGTGGCAGGTACTGGCATCAGCTTAACTACCAACGCCACGACTGACACTGTAACCATCACCAACAGCGTGACGGCGCCGAATACGTTTGGCACCATCGCCGTAGCTGGTCAGTCAAATGTCGTGGCAGACAGCACTACGGACACGCTGACGCTGGTGGCCGGCACGAATGTGACTATCACCACCAATGCCACCACAGACACCATCACCATCAACGCCAGCGCAGGCGGAACGCCGGCAGGATCTACCGGCCAAATTCAATACAACAACGCAGGCGCATTTGGAGCGGAAGCTGCATTGCATTACGATGCAACCAACAACCGCCTTTCGGTCGGTGGGAATACCTCACCCGGTGGTGCGATGGTTGCCCGCGGCGCTGGTACAGGCACGGGCAAAATTTATGTCGGTGAAAACTCTGCTGGTACAGAGCGTTTCACGGTGCAGGATGACGGCCAGGTGCGCGTCATTGAACATACATCGCTGACATCAGATACTACACCTACCTTAAGTTTGACGAGCAGCGCTGTAGGTGATTTTAGATCGTCGTTGTCATTTAGACATACTAACATCACTACACCGTTCGCAGGATTCCCTGGCGCCATCGATACGAGCACAGCAGGGTATATGCGAATTTTAGACGCGAACAATGGTGGTTTTGCAGTTACCGGTGTAACAGAAAACAACGTGAGTGTATCACACGGGATTGTGTTGGCTGGTTACATTGGCTATTCTACACCTACAGTATCGGCAGTGCGTTTGTCCGCCGCAAAAAACAACGCTGGCGGCATTCAAGCATTGGCATCTACCGAGCCGGTGCTCACCATAACCAATTTGTCTACAGCAGTCATAACGGTTTTGGGTTCGAGAGCTGTTGGTATTGGCGTTTCGCCAACATCAACTACATCTTTGCAGGTTCGCGGCCAGGGAACGGGTACAAACGAAACGCTGCGGATTGAGAACAGCAGCGGCACCGCTCGTTTTGTCGTGCGTGATGACGGTGCGTATGCATTCGCGGGTGGCACGGTGGGCGCTGCACAAACTGGTTACACGACATTTACCAATCTCACAACGGATCGTACCTGTGACGCAAATGCGACCACCGTGGACGAACTTGCAGACATTCTGGGAACGCTCATTGTTGACCTTAAAACAAAGGGAATTATCTCCGCATAAAAATGGCACTAAACAAACCAATACCTACCGCATACGGCGTTGACCTGTGCTATTGGAAGGTGACCCGGTTGAATATTGACTGGCTGCACAAAATCGGCGAAGTATTTTTAGGTGGTTGGCCCACGCAACAAAGTCGATTAGATGGTGTTGAACCCCTTGAATTTAAAAGCATTGAATTTCGGCATACGGATTGGCCGTTCACTGTCGATGGTTACAACATCACCGAAGCCTACGAGCGTCTGAAGTTGCCTATACTGGACCATTCGATAAAGATGGACACTAACCCATTTACGGGATCGACAGATGTATACGAACCCGGACAGCCAGGTGAACGGCCATGAATTATTTACTTCCTTCCGAACTGCGCAACGCGCTATTGGCCTATCTAAAAAGTAAGCCATACCACGAAGTATCAGACGGCATTCAAGCGTTGGAAAATTTGCAATCGAATGGCGAAGGCTAAGGCACAGGCCCAGCCCGTCCGCAGGAATCCGCAGGTGAGCAGGCCCGGCGTCCACGCCAAGACAAAGCAGGGTACGCACAAGCGCGGGAAGAACTGGCGCAAGCCGTACAAAGGACAGGGTCGATGACGCAGCTGCTGGCCATCTTGCAATATCTCGGACCTGGAATGCCGCCGCCATACAACGCACGGCTGGATTTCAACGGGGATGGGTTCATCACTGTCTCGGACTTTTTGCAGGCGTTGGCTTTGCTATAAAGCACCAACTTCGTCTGCATTAACTTGCGCGCCATGGGCATCGATACTGTCATCTCACTATTCGCGGCCCTCGGCGCCGTGGCTGGTATCTACGTCAAGATGAGCAACGACGTCGCACGGCTGAAGTCCCGAGTGATACAGCTGGAGCTGAATGACAACGACACACGCAAGCAGCTCCGGGAGATAGTTGACAGCATCCATAAAATTGAGCTCA